TCCAGGAAGTGGAATATATAGTGTTCTATGATTTTGTCCTTTAAGACCACTTTGAAGAAATCTAAACATTTTATCTTCTGCCTCAGCAGATAGTTTTGCTCCCTTAAGCGTTACAACATATCTTGGGGTTGCCTTATTCTGGAAGTAGTCAATATTGTATTGTGATGCAAGTTGATCTCCGTGAAGCGATCCAATCGCAGACATGATATCTGGAACGCCATAAAAAGTATTTAGTGGTGAGTATTCTTTAAAATGAATAATCTCATTTGGACGAGCATCTGTTCCAAGTGGATTTGCATTTGTTGCTCCAAAGTTACGGAAGTAAACTACTTTGTTTGCAATGACCTGAACAAAGCCATCACGAAGACGACGAACACGCATTGTTGTAGATGGGATATGACCAACATATCCAATGTCCCCACGAACTGTTCTTCCTACTTCAAGGTATCCATTTCCTGTTGCTTGTAGATCAGTAAACACCTTTTCCATGGTTGTAGTAAAGGAGTCTTCTGTATTTAGAGATTCTAGCCAATCGCTTAACTCAATCTTGGCTCTTTCAATTCTTCTACGTGCATTTTCTGCTGTCTTTGGTTCTGATGCTTCTAACTTAAGCATTGTTCTTTTAGAAACCTTAAACTCATAACCAAGCCCAACAATATTTTCTACCTTGGCATCAATTGCTGCGTGGTTTGCAAATGAAGTATCATAGAAACTTGCAAGTTCGTAAAGATTCCATGGTGGAGTAATTACATCGAATAGTCCGTAAGCATTTCTAAATACTGTTCCTGAGTTAATCTCTTTGGACTTTGCTCCGTCACGACCAGTGCTTTCTGCTCTTGAACTTTCTATGTATGCTGGTGTTGCTTCACCCTTTAGTACACGAGTTGTTCTTCTTTTAAAGTTTGCATCAAGTCCCTGCAAATCTTTGACTACATCCCATGACTGATTAAATGGATCTTGCTTTGTAAAAGTGTCATCTTCAGGAAGTGGACTATCTGTCTTTGCTCTAATAAAAAATTCTTTGTCTTCACTCATTAGTCATCACTTCCATATTTTGCAATAGTATCCTTGGCTGCTTGTACTGCACCAAGATCGTTCATAGATGGAATTAATCCTTCTGCCATTCTTTGTTTTTGCTCAGAGTATTCTTCTTCTGAGATTCTGGTTAGACCTGGAACGAAGATGCATTCTCCATCTCCTTCATCCCCGTAATATCTTGCTGCTTCTTTAAGTTTTGATATTTGAAGGATATCTCCTTTCATTGATTCAATGTTTAAAACAGAACCAGTTCCATCCGTAAACCACTTACCGTTAGCCTTTTTGTAAACATAAAGACCCCAGTCATAGTGTTTTTCAATAATTTTTGCACGGGACTCTCCCACTTGCCCTTTCATTCTGGGCAATTGCTTCTTCTTTTTACGCGGATCTTGAGGATTCATACCTATAAGTATACCATATTAGACAGCACTAGCCGTTATTTGTTTCGAAGTAATACCTTTATACACGGTATACTCGTACCCATTAACTGTAAACACCTTGTCCGTATCAATAATAATCTTGTTAGTTCCTGTGTAACTCTTGTAGATTGTTGATGGATCTACTCCATAATAACTTGTTGAAGATAAAATCAAAACCCCACGCCAAACAAAAGAAGATGTTTTCCAGTTATCCCATTCAAGGGTAAGAGGAAGAGAGTATTTAACTCCAAACCACGGTCGTATATCAACCTTTTGAACCTCTTGCAGGTTTGTTGATTGATAATAAGATATCATATTAAATGTTATTGGTCCATTTAGATTAATTGACCCAACCCTAGAATCAAAGTTTAATAGGTTTGGAAATGATATTCCCAAGAACCCCCACTCTTTTACAGTTACAACGGGCTCTTTGACAAGTTTTCCATTCCAATAAAACCCTATATTGTCTTCTAGTTTTCCAGTTCTTACGTTTATAGCATAAATCTTAGCCCGTTCTCCACTTGGGTGAATGGCTACCATATAAAATTTTATATGAGTGTCTTTTGATTGAATCTCAAATATTTCTGTTGAGGCGTACGGGAATGCATCTTGATCGTACCTTATTGCTATCTGCATAGCCATAACCTTGTAGTTGCTAGACATTTCTTTATTAATTGGAATAGACAATCCACGATTAACCACTGGATCAAATGTTCCTTTTAACTCTATTCCCGTATATCTTGTTAGATAGAGGTATGGAGAACTACCCTTGTAAATTGAAAACGGATTCCTATCTTTATAGTCATAGTAAAATCCAGATTTTTTGTATGGGTACATTTCATTTCCAAATCTTGTTCCAATTGGATTCGGAGATGTTGAATTAAATGCCTGAGAAGCATACTCAAGGTTTCTAATCTTAACCTTGTTGTTTATAATACCTTTTACATTAAAGTCTAAATGTGTGACAAGTGCAAGATCTGTTACTCTGACATCTTTTGGAGGGTAAATGATCATATTATTTACAACTTCGTACTTTGTGTTCATCCAGTTATTTCCTGGAGAAACAATAGAATCATTAGAAGGTTTTTCTATATTAATAAAGTTTGACTCTAAAAGGTTGGCTCCGTTTTCAATATACTGAAATGTAACATAAGACTTAACTAGGGAGCCTGAAGTATCATACTTGTAATTTTTAAACGCTCTATTTTTTAAATCATCATAATTTAAATACCCTGTAAACAATTGATTATCCAAAGACTCATAAGTTCTTTGTATTGGAATATTATATTCATCTAATAATTCTTTATATGTCCACTCATCTGTTTGCTCTTCTTCAACAAAATTTGAGGGTGCTGGATAGTTAATATTAAATTGAATCAGGTCAAGGTCATAGTATGAGTTATTTTTTTTATCTGTAACAAATTGAGAAAAGTATGTTAGTGGAATATAGTCTTCCCAATAACCCTGCACATCAATGTCTAAGGTGTAATTATCAAAGTAGAAAGATGGAGAGAGTGTGTAACTTGCGGTATGAACCTGAAATCTATCTACAGGGTATGAATCTGCTCCTCCTGAATCAACCAATTGATCCCACTCCGCACTATTGTTTCCAAAATAATCATCTGTAGAGTTATATTCTACATCTACTGTGTTTGAGTATAATTGAAAAACATTCTCATCATTTATAGGAATTCCTCGCTCATTAAATAACCCCTCAATTTTTTTGTGGTTTCTTTCTGTGCAAAACCCAACTTTGTATATTTTACCAGTAAAGGTTTGTGTTAGGTCTGATTTTCCACCTATGTAAAATTTTAATGTGTTTATGTTGCCAAAAAAAGAAGCAACGCTGCCTCCAAAATATTTAGAAACCTTATCTATGTCTAGCCCAACAGAAAATATTTCTTCTAGTGCTATACCAGTAAATGGATCATTATCAGACCAAGAAAATGTTGCAATAATGTTTTCTGTATTTCCATAATTTAATTTATAAACTATATCTTTGTTTTGTGTAGAGATTTCAAAATAGTCGGAAGAGTTTTCTGACTCTACTCTAAATAAGGTCTGTGTCTGAGTTGGTTCTTCTAAAAATTTAAAAGAGCCATAAAAAGATCTAACTCTTTGATTTAAAAAGTTTAAATTATCAAAATACATATACCCGTTTGTAACGGAATCAAAAGAAAAGAATTTATCTGGCTCATCCTGAATCTCTCCAAGGTCAGAATACAACTGATTAATATTTGAAGACCCAAGAACTATTTCTGGTAGTTTATAGTCTGGAGTACATAAAAGATTGTTTTCAACACTAAGATTGTCAACAATTGCTTGATTCCATTTTCCTATGTTTGGATATGAGTAGTTATTTGTATAGTCTGCAAATGGGTAATCTATATATACTGATGAACCACTATATGATTGATTAATCCCCTCTGGAAATTCAACTCCTTGGCCATAAACAAACCTTTTTTTAGCAAGAATAATTGGAACAACATAGGTGTATATAGCAACACAATCAATTTCTATCGGAGAAACATCTTCGTATGCATAAAATCCAATCCAGTCTTGCTCCTTGTCATTTAAAATACTTACAGGAAATACTAAATCTGAAGTTAGGTAATTTAAAGAAATTACCTCCTCTCCGTTTATAAGAAGAGATGCATTGTTTTCAGAAAGTCTTATGTGTATAAGCATTGGCCTTGTCCATTCACCAATGTAGTAAGATCCAGAATTTTCTCCAACTTTTAAAACAATAAAAGGTCCTTCAACATATAATCCATCTGTAGAAGAAATTGGACCAAGAATTCTTTTCTTTGTAATTGAGTCTGAATTAATTCTAATCCATGCTTCCAAAGTGTACTCTTTATACTGACCAGCCTCAGATAAAAATCCAAGACCTGGGATAATAACAGATGGCATATCTGTATTTGGCAAAAGTTTTGTTAAGTTTGATGCGCCGTATACAAGTGGAATTCCTGTGTTCTTTGCCATAAGGCTATTATCTTTAACCAAATAGTAGCCTTTATTTTCTTCAAGACCGTATGCATCTGCTGGAATTGCAAAAGACGAAGGCAAAGCGATAGTCGAAGGAAGAGAAATCTTTTGAACACCAAGTGAAGATGAATTAAACTCTTCAGACCACTGCCCGACAGTAACTCCGTTTACTAAAAACTCATAGTCTTCTTCATTTAGGGCTCCACCAACATAGTTAATTTTGATAACAACTCTAAACTGTGTGGTGTCTTCTGGAATG